TAACAACTAAAGCATTGCTTTCTACTGAGAGTAATGCTTTAATTCTTTTATGTTACAAAACGAATTAGATTTTTTAGATGATTTGGTATTAGATATTGATAAACCTAGTAACAAGGTTGTACAATTACCTAAACTTTATAGTCGCTCTTCTACAGGTGTTACACAAGAATGGACTGTAGAAATAGATGGCCCTCGTTATCGTACTATTGCTGGACAACAAGGCGGTGTGATGACTACATCTAAATGGACTGTATGTCTTGGTAAAAATATTGGTCGAGCTAATGAGACAACTGATGAACAGCAAGCAATGGCTGATGCTCGTTCCAAGTGGCGTAAAAAGGTCGCTGATGGTGGTCAAGAACAACTTGATAAGGTTGGTGCATTTGTTTATACTAAACCAATGCTTGCTAAGACTTGGCAAAAGTTAAAGAAGTATCCGTTATATCCGTTATATGTTCAACGCAAGTATAATGGTATGCGTTGTATCATTAAGAGTAATGGTATGTGGACTCGTAAAGGTAAGCCTATTCTTTCTGCACCACATATTTATGAAGCTGTGAAGCATTTATTTATTACGCAACCAACATTAGTGCTTGATGGAGAGTTGTATAACCATACCCTGCGAAACACACTAAATCGTCTTATTAAATTGGTTCGTAAAACGAAGAATATCACAGCTGAAGATCTTGAAGAGAGTAAAAAGATCGTCTTGTTTTATAATTATGATGGTTTCAATGTTAACGGACTCTCAGATGAGGTCGGTTATCTTATTCGTCGTCAGGCGTTATGTCAGACTTTGAAAGATATTCCAGAAGTGTATCTTGTCGAAACGGAAGAAGTTCATAATCAGAAGGAACTTGATGCCCATTTCGAAAAGTGTAAATCTGAAGGTTATGAAGGTCAAATCATTCGTGTAGGTTCTGGCAAATATGAATTTAGTCCAAAACGCTCAAGCTATCTTATCAAACGTAAAGACTTTATCGATGATGAATATATGATTGTTGCTGTTAATGAAGGTACTGGTGATGCAAGTGGCATCGCTGCTACATTTACATGTAAAACAGAAGACGGCAAATTGTTTAATACAAATCTTAAAGGTCCAGATTCTTTAATGGCAGAAGTACTACGAAATAAAGATGAATATATCGGAAAAATGGGAACAGTTGTATTCCAAGAATTATCTGAATATGGAATTCCACAATTTCCGTATTGCGATCCTTCTCTGTTGCGTGACTATGAGTGATTTCTCTTGATTCTAATCTAATATAAACACGTGAGTGATCTAACGCTTAATACAGACTTTTTTGAATCTATTATTGGACATCAAGCGCTTACTAATGAATATTACACTGCTGTCATTGTAGACCATATTAAGCCTAGTCACTATCGAAATCCTGGTGTCAGGTTGATATTAGGAATTGTTAAGGATTTTTTCATAAAGAGAGGTGCGTTACCAAAATCTTCCGAAATTTTATCATATCTTCATGATGAAGGTGATAAGAAGCTGTTTGTTGATACACTAAAGAGTTTTAAAAACCTAGATCCAAACTATCATCCAGAAGAACTGATCACCAATACTGAGATATTTCTGCGTGAACGGTCTATCTATGAAGCTACAAAGAAAACTATCGACGATTACAGTGATGGTAAAATAAACCATGCAGAGACTGGTGATCTGTTTAATGCTGCATGCAATATATCATTAATCGATAATTTAGGCTTTGAATATTTTAATCAGATTGATCGACATATCGCAGAGCTTAAAGAGTTAGCAGAATATATTCCCACGGGTTGGAAATGGTTAGATGAAAAATTAGGCGGTGGCTTAATGAAGATGGGCAGGGCTTTATATGTTGTCGCTGGCCCAACAAATGTAGGTAAGAGTGTTGTACTTGGTAATGTTGCTGTTAATGTTGCCAAACAAGGGAAAACAGTATTGATTGTTTCTCTCGAAATGTCAGAGGCTGTTTACGGTAAACGTGTTAGTAGTCAATTATCCCAGATTCCACTATCAGAATTATCATCACAAACTGAAACACTAAAAACGTTTCTTGAAGATTATAAGGGTAAGAATAAAAATGCCCGGATTATTATTAAAGAATTCCCACCAAAGGGAATCACTATTAATCATCTAAAAGCATATATTCAGAAACTTATCCATAAAGGGATCAGACCTGATGTTATTGTATTAGATTATCTTAATTTGATGGAGGCTACGAGTGGTGATAATAGTTATGCACAAGTTAAAGGAGTAACAGAACAATTAAGAGCTTTAACATATTTCTTTCATTGTCCTATTTTTTCTGCAACCCAAGTAAATCGTGAAGGTTATGATGGTAAACCAGAATTAGAGAGTACCAGCGAATCAATGGGTCTCGCTCACACAGCAGATGTTATTCTTCCTATTTGGCAAGAAGATGGTGATAAAGAATTGGGTGTACTCAAAATGGGTATTACAAAAAATCGATTTGGACCAAATTTTGGTTCCACTAGCTTTCATATTGATTATCCTACACTTACCTTATCAGAAACCGAAGATTATTTCACAAAAACTGAAGGAACCACTGCGTCTGCTATAGATGGGGTCCTTGCAAAATTTAAATAAGGGATAAATACTACCAATGTCAAAAAAGTTTTTCATTTTTTCAGATTCTGATTTAGATGGGATTTGTAGCTATATTACATTATGTTGGTTTCTTACAGGTGAGCCGAATATACCATATAAGCTAACAACAGTTACAAAATTTAAGCAAGATTTAGAGTTTTGGCAAAAAACGAACAAATTTTCAGATTATGATAAGGTATTCTTTTTAGATATGGATATTGGTGATGATATTAAATTTATAGACAAGAAGAATGTGGTAGTCATAGATCATCATAAGACGCATGTATCAAGAATTCCCCAATATGAAAGAGCAACCACAGTCATAAAAGAATTTAGCTCTGCTACGAAGCTTATATTCACACATTTTCAAAAATTAAAGACTTTATCTGCGCCACAGAAGATGTTAGTTGCTTTGGCAGATGATTATGATAGCTATACATTAAAGGTGCCACAATCGTATGATTTGCATATTGTATTTTATCAAACCCAAAATTCTGCAGATAAGTCAAAACATGAGAAGTTTATTGAATCTTTTGGACAAGGATTTACAGGATTTACAGAACAACAAAAGAATCTTGCTCGTTTACATCGATTAGCTATTAAAAAGGTAATAGACGATCTTGATGTTTATGGTGGAACATGCTCAGTTCAAAGTAAACTTGTAAAAGTGTACAGTACTGTATGTGAACGCGCTATAAACGAAGTTGCTGATCATCTAATCAAGGGTTTAAATGCTGATATAGCTATTGTTGTTAATCCTAACTCGTCAAGAGTATCATGGAGGCGTCGACATGATTGTGATGGTGTTGATGTATCAAAGCTTGCAGAAGAATTTACTGAAGGTGGTGGTCATGAATATGCCGCTGGTGGTAAAGTAACAGAAAAATTTTTAGAATTTACCAAATGTTTACGCCCTATAACCAAATAAGTGATGATCCTATAGAAGCAATACTTGCTCAAGAATTTGAAGAAAATCTCTTGAAGTTTAGTTCATATGTTTCTATTATTCACAATAAGAGACTTAACGGTGTTAATATATTTGCACTGTTGGCTAAAGATGTTAAAATTCGTAATATTTTTAAAGCCATTTGTCAGGTAGATAATGATCAAACAGTACTAAGACTCTATTTAAAGTATAACCCAAAACTATGTAGAAGTAAAGTTGTGAAAAACATTTTACGCGACATACAATGAGTCCAAACGAGCAATACATTTATAACACATATCTGCGAATTAGTAGAACTTCGAGAGGTCAGCAATGGCGACCACGAAAGGATTTTACAGATTTTGAAGATACAAAGGATGCATTTTATTTGGCTCGTTTATCGTGCTTTTTTAGTAAATTTCCTCAAATAGTTCCGGATGATTTTTTCGCAGCACCATATGAAATTTATAAAGACGAAAAATACTTCGAGCTAAGCTTTTTTATCACACAAAAAGCTATAAATACCTACGCGATATATAATAAACAAAAAGAGGAAGAATCACCCGATAATCAACAACAACTAAATTTTATGGTTGATTCTGTGGGTTTCATAGGTAAATTCTGCCAAGAAAATCACATAAATCTGATAGATTATATGGATTTTAAATTAGGAATTTCTTACGCATTTTCCATACATTATAAGCATAAAAAAGTAAGTATATATAGTCTTCTATATTTTCCAAAATTTGAGAAGAATGTTTATCTATTAGAACCAGATGAACGCATGCTCTTTTTCAACTCAGACTCGCCTGATTTTACCAAATATAAAACACGGCTTCATATTTCTTCCAAAGCAAAAGATCTTCTTACTATCGCGTATAAGCGAATTGATTCATACCTAAAAAAACAATAAACAACTCTTTAATATTTCAAATTTTCCGTTAACATAATAACAACAAAACATATGACAAAAACTACAACCGCAAGCATGTTTGATTCTATCAAGGGTGCACTCGACAAAGCATCTAAGAATTCAAGATATCGTGACCTGTTAAAGCTTGAAGCAGACAAGACCTATTTGGTTCGTCTTCTTCCAAATCGAGATAATCCAGAAGATACCTTCTACCACTATTTTCATCACGGATGGAAGAGTGTTAAAACTGGACAATATATTTCTGGTATTTCGCCAAGTACTTGGGGCGATCGTTGCCCTATTAGTGAAGAGTATTTTAAACTCTACCGTGAGGCAGGCAATGACAAAGCAAAGAAAGATTATGCAGCTTTGTTAAAGCGTAAAGAATCTTGGTACATAAATGTATACGTTATTGATGACCCAACAGCTCCTGAAAATAACGGTAAAGTTAAGATTCTTCGATTTGGTAAACAGTTAATGAAGATCATCGAGAATGCAATTTCTGGTGACGACGCCGCAGAGTTTGGTGCGCGTATTTTTGATCTCAGCCCTGAAGGATGTACCTTCCGTATTAAGCCTGAAAAGAAAAGTGAAAAGGGTAATACCAATTTTGCGATTGAATATACATCTTCAAGATTCCTTTCGCCTGGTGCTGTTCCAAATCTTACAGAAGATAAGATCGAAGAAGCTCTTAAATCGTTACATCCACTTAACACAATTGATGAGGTTAAGTCTGCAGCCGATTTAACAAAAATGATGATGGTTCATTTCTTTAATCAGGAAGAAGATACCGCGACAGCACCTGTAAAAGATAAGACTACCGAAACTATTATCAAAGCAGCTACAAAAACTGCTACAAAGCCAGTGGTTGAAACACCAGCAGATGATATCGATATGTCACCATCTACTGTAAAAAAGGAAGAACCTGTTAAACAACCAGCACAGAAAACCACATCAAAAGTTATTTCTGTTGATGATGAAGATGCGCTTGAGGCTCTTCTCGAAGGTTTGAAGGAATCACAGTAATAATATGTCAGAAGAATCTAGAAGAGCAGATGAAGAGGCGTTAATGGCTGCACAGCTAGCAGGTAGTATTGCTGGCAGTCTTCGACAAGTTGCACAATCTCGTGTAGGTGGTACTGATATTAGTAAATCACCTATTCTTGATCCTCGCAGTTTTTTGACAAAAGAACAGCGAATGGCTGCACAACGCGGCCAACAACAGCAACGAAATCCACAGCAACGTCAACAACCATCTGTTAATCTAGAAGATACATCTTCTGATCCATCACTAGCACCTCGAGTAAATCTAATCAAACTGCCGGAAGGCGTTAAGATGAGAGATGTACTTGAGCCGTTTATTCCACAGCAGGCTGGTGCAGATAATGCACCAGCCCCTGTGTTGACAGGGCTGGTGCAACAGGCGCCCGCGAAAGATTCTGGACAATTAGAAATGAATTTTTCCCAACAGGCTACAAATAATGATATTTTCAATCGTTTAGATTCTATAGAATCAAGATTGTCTACTATTATTCGACTACTCAATAAAAAAGAGGAAAATAAAGATGCCGAAGCCTGCACAGATAAAAAAAAATCAGTTTAATCCAGAACAGGAAGTTGCCATTCTTAAAAGGCGTGTTACAGATCTTGAGAGGCAAATAGTTTTAGCGACAAGAACTACTAACGATATAGCCAAAGATATTCGTGAAATAAAATTATTTTGCAATAAAATCTTTAAAAATAACAAGCGTACTCGCGAAGTACAGCCTGTAATAGAACCTAAGAAAAATGGACCTCGTATTTAATAAGACAGATTTTATACAATCATTTCTATCACCAATCAGTAAGACTGGTGATAGTTGTGTATTAACACTTGAAGGTAATACAGTATCGTGTATAACACACAACAATGTTTGTGGCTTAATGTTATATGGTGTATATACAACGAATAACACTTTTGTACAAAAGACAAATATTAACGTGGGTGATGTTAAAAGACTCATCAGAGTTTTGGAGTGTTTAGATGACGAACAAGTGACTTTATCTCTCGAAGATAATGCACTAAAATACAAATCAAAATCTGTTAAGTTTAAATATCACCTTTTAGAAGATGTTGTGATGCAACATTCTGGTATTAAACCAGAAAAGATTAATAGTTTTAAGTTCAATACAGAATTTGAAATTCCTAATCGGCGAATTCAAGAAGTACTAAAGGGTAGTTCATTTGCTGTAGATATTAATAAAATCTATCTATATACACAAGATACGTTAGTAATGGTAGATATTGCGGATCTTGCAACACCATTAACAGATAGTATCGGTTTCGAATTTGCTGAAGCTTTTGCTGGTACACCTATATTAACACCGATTCCTCTGCATTTAGACTCTATTCGTTTGCTGGCTGGTGTTAAATTTAA